TGAGTGGGTACATACTTCTAGAAACTTTGACTTTGCTAAGTCATACATACTAAAAGAATCTAGGAAGAAATGAGTGAAACTAAACAAGACAAATGGGATCGTGGAAAGACTTTATTTCTTGAGTCTGTATATAAAGCAGATGATAGATTGAGAGGATGTGCCCATAATCAAGAATGTTATCATGAACTGATGGAGATAAGAGATGAGGTGATTGAAATAGTAAGGAACATGCCAAACCCACATGCTCCACAAATCAAAATACCATTTGGTCAAAAGAATGACCATGTGGAACCTACAATTACTACTCCTCATGGTGAGATTAGTGAAACTCTAATGAGTGGAGCATTGGGCGATTATTATACAGACAAGAGAGAATATTAAATATAAGTTATGCTTATAGGCATAAATTTTTGTTAAATGTATCAGGGAATACAGACACATTTTGCATAAATAATGATAGAATTAGGGATAACAAGATGATCTGAATCTTTTTGTTACTGTAGTTCATTCGAGGCAATTATGCACAACTTAATCTCATTTAATCAACTTGCTGGATCAAAACATATGGAGTATGAAGATTCACATAACGATTTAATCACCGAATACTACGAGTGCCTTATTGACTGTGAAGACGATCAACATGTTTGTAAACGTATATGTAAGGAGGTTTTAGTTTAAAACAAGTACACGTTTAGAGTAAAAGGAACATGAACAAATTTCAACATCCACCTTAAGTAAATTGTATAGTAAACCATAACCCTTGACATATTCTGTCAGGGGTTTTATAATGTCTGGGTGTTTATTAAAAGACATGACTAAAAGAAACGAGAAGGAGATATTAGCCGCTATTACTCACATGGCTAATGAACTGGGTGGGACAATGCATACTACAACTACATTTGATAGTTCAAGGAGAACCAGTAAGAAGGTTGTAGTTGAGTATGACGTAAGAGTGGATGGTGAACCAGTATAGATACTTATAGTCGCAAGTATAACAAACATTAGTACAGATGAAAGACTGGTCAATCAAGAAAGCAGCAAAGAAGTTATTAAAAAGAGCAAAGAAACATCCTGAGTGGTACACAGAACAAGAAATTTATTATGCTAAAAGGGTTAGGAAAGAAATCAAAGATGAAGAACGACAGTCTAAAAATACATCAGAATGAAGATGGTTCATTCAGTGTAGAATGGGATAAAGAAGATCCTGATTGGAAATGGTTAAATGGCTTAACAAGCAAAGAAATCGAAGTTATTATCAAGGAGGCAGTCCGTTATGACCAACAAGGAAAATGATCACAGACCATATCCATTACAAGAACTGGATATTAGCATCACTAATACTATGGAGTCAGAATGTACTCCACAGGAGATATATCTTACTGTAATGAATGGTATTAAGAGGAGTATGCGTTATCATAAAGCATGTTATGATGACAGTGTAAGACTATTGGCATTGTTTAGAGCAAACAGTAATCCCAATATACAGGTACACTATACTGGTGAAGACTATACGGAGAAGGATTATTGGGATGGTAAACTAGATGGTAAAGATTTTCAAAAGGCATTAGAGAAGTATGGGTATGAATATACACCACCAGGTAAGGCTAAGTTCAAGTTAGATTCACCCGATTTACATGGAGATGACAAATGACATTATCTAAACAAGTCCACGAATCTATGAAGGATGCTGAAGCAAACTTAAGAAATGCTCTTGCTTTTGCTTCTAGGCATGAAAGACCAATGGTATTAAATGAAATCTCTGCTATGATTAGAGGGATTGATAATGTTATTTCTACAGACAAGGTACTTGACCACTTAGAGGAGAGTGAAGAGGGTGATAGTGGGATGTTTGAATCAAAATGGGATGAAGAAGACTACGATTTGTGAAGCAAAGTTAAAGAGAACATTAAATACATAGATAAAATATAGATTTATGTTAGAATGTCAACACACAACTCCCAATGCAAATGATTAATTTAGACGAAAGATACCATTCTTACCTAAGAGGTGAGAAAACTTTAAAAATAGATGGTGTAGAAGAAAAGGTAACTGCGTATGGATATACTGACGATGGTAGTAGTATTGATGGATATTACTTGACAACTGCGAACTATCAGTTAAAATATAACCTAGAGGGAATATTTCTTCGAATGACAGCATTACGGGAGTTGGCCGAAGTTCGATAGAATAAATACTCATGAGATTATTAAACTCTAAAGTAGGATGGTTACACGCTATGACGATTAAACACGACTTAGAACATGAAGTTTACTTAGATCCAAAAGATCATAAGGAACATGTTAATCATGGAATGTTGGAGTACACTGAAGCAGATCTGAAAGATGTTCATGCTGATTATGACAAGTATCATGAGGGAGATGTGGTTGATAAGAATGAGGGTAAGATTAATGATTACCATGAAAGGCATCAAGATCATGGATTAGAAGTGTATTGCGACAATCATCCTGATGCTTTAGAGTGTAGAGTATATGACGAATAGATAGACGATTGAGTGGACAGTTGAATAAGTGTCACATACCCTCTTGCATTTAATGTAGGAGGGTATTATAATAGATTCAATCGAGTTTAACCTAATGCAAAGTGTCATTGAAAACTACACAGCAAGGGTTAATGACCTACAACGTGTACATAATATATCACCACGCAAGGGGGCAGCAGCATCAGGTGAAGTATTTGAACAGTTAATTGATGATGTAGTAAGAAAGTATCCTAATAAACTATCACTTAAGAATGACTATCTTACAGTTGAATGTGATGGTTATGTAATGAAGAATGTTCAAGTTGATAGACACATTAGAGACTATGTTATAGGAGGGACGGGTGATATTAAATCAGTGATAGAATCAAAATGCTATCTTGATGCTTGCTATTGTAAACGTGCTGTGTTAGACTTCATTGAGATTGCAGAATCTTCTGAAGTTAGTGATAATGTAGACTTCGTAATCTTATGTGGTCAATTAACAATAGCAAAGGATACTTATGCTTACTATCAAGCATTTTGTAAGAAACATACAGGTAGAAACTTTAAACTATTTGTATTAAATGAGGATAAGAAACGTAACAGTAAGCATCCATTATATAAAGAGAAGTTTACACTCGATTCACAAGAACTAGGCAAGTTTAATGATTACATTGCATCACTCTGATATGTTCAACATTCTCTGGAGAATTGAAGACCAGAGTATTAATCTATTGTTGACAGATTTTCCTTATGGGACATTAAATAAGAAACGTAATGAATGGGATAAAGTAATAGATTATGACAGATTTTGGCAACAAGTAGATAGAATATGTAAACCAAATGCTGCTATTATATCAACAGCAGCACAACCATTTACGTCTGTATTAACATCAACTAACTACAAAGATTTCAAGTATTGTTTAGTGTGGGAGAAATCAAAGGCAACTGGGTATCTCAATGCTAAAAAGCAACCAATGAGAGCTCATGAGGATATTGTAGTATTCTATAAGAAACAACCAACATATAATCCTCAAATGACTGTGGGTAAACCCTATGATAAGGGAACCGCAGTAAGAGATGCGACACAATATGGTAAACAAACTAAAGCAGTTCATGTAAAGAACACTGAAGGGACACGTTATCCTAGAAGTGTATTGTATTTCAAGACTGCTGAAGATGAGGGTAAACTACATCCTACACAGAAACCAATAGCATTGTATGAGTACCTCATTAAAACATATTCTAATGAGGGTGATGTGGTATTAGACCCATGTATGGGGTCTGGAACCACTGGTATTGCTTGTTTAAACACTGGTAGAGAGTTTATTGGTATAGAACGTGATGAAGAGTATTATAAAACAGCAGAGGAGAGATTGAATAATCATGTGCCAGTTGAAGAAGTGGCACAAGTCACGTTGAATCCGTTGCTGGATGCGTTATAATAGCCACATGGGAAACAACGAAGGTTCCTAACTACCTTGACTTAGAAGCAAGGACATGACGTTAGGGTAAAATTAACACTATTCATCCTTTTGTTGTTTCTCCCACCAATTTACCCCCTTTTTTAAATGGCAACACGTTCAAGAATCGGACTACAACTTGCGGATGGTGCCATTCTTTCAGTGTATCACCATTGGGATGGTTATCCACAGTGGTTAGGTGTTACTCTTAAGGCAAAGTTTAACACAAGAGACAAGGTTGCAGAGCTAATTGATGGTGGAGACATCTCATGCTGCGATTCAGAAACCGATTGGGATAGAAATGAGTGTGAACCTCATGTTCAGTATTATAATGCAAGAGGAGAGAACACAGAACCACGTTTAGACTTAAATGTGGATGATTATTTTGATGGTGGTGAAGAGTTTGCTTACATCTTCACATTAGACCATACATGGGAGTGCTATGCTCTATCTCATGAGAGAGATGATGACTGGAATGTTATTCAGACTAACATAGTATCTAAAGAAATCCCTGCTGGTGAGGTTACAGCCTAAGAACTGGCACACTAGGGGTTGCAGATCCCCTTCAAAACTGTTATATTAGCCATGTTGAGAGATTCATGGGCATCCGTAAGACTTTCAAGGTTGCGTTCAATCGCATTTAAGTCGAACTTAAGCAAACATAAGTCCCACTCTCTCAACTGCTGCTAGTCCCTTTGGTGGTTTCAGACTAGGAGGCGATAGGAAACTACCACACCATTTAGGGCAAGGATCTATGGTTGTCTCTGTTCAGCAG